GTCTTGGCGCCACGCTGAAGAACGACACCAGCCGCGCTGCCGTCAGCAGCCACCACATCAGGACGCAGCGCAGGTGACGCACCACCACCCATCGCACCCTGCAATGCAGCCCTGATGCGCTGGTGGTCCTGGGCGCTCTTGCGCTTGTGGCATCGCCTGCACAGGGCCTGCAGGTTTCCCCAGGTGTCATCGCCACCCATCACCCTTGGCACTATGTGGTCCACATCAGTGGCTGGTGCGCCACAGTGCTGGCATGTCGAATGGTCACGCTGCATGATGCGCTTGCGCACCCTGTTCCACACACCAGTGCGGCCATCATCCAGCAGTGCCATCAGCCCACCAGCCTGCGCACACTGATGGTGATGGCTGCTTCCACAGGTGGCAGCGCTTCCATGATGGCTGCCTGTAGTGCGTCAGTGTCAGCCTGTTGCAGCTGCACACCATCGTCACCCAATGGGCGCACATCCACCACGATGCGCAGGCCACTGAAGCTGATGCCATCGAATTCAGCGCCCATGGGCCATCACCATCGCCCTGTCACCGGAATACCACAACAGGCAGGTGGAATCACCCATGGTGTGGCCACCAGGCCGCGTGCCACAGTTGCTGTGCATCCCAGTGTGGCCGCGTGGCCTGTGACACACCACCGTTGCCGACACCTGCGAGGATGGATGGGTGGCCAGCGCGTGGCAGCAGCCAGCATGGTCGCCAGCTTCCAGTTGGCTGATTGCGCCGTCAGGCACCCTGCACATCCTTGGGCTTCCTTGCTTCCAGTTGGGTCGTCAGGTCAGTGACCTGGGCCTGCATCGCTGCCAGGTCAGTCGCTGCAGTGTCGATGACAGTCTGCAGCCCTGCAGCCATCCTGTCACGCTGTTCATCACGCAGGTCCATCAGTTCACGCATCGCCAGGCCGGTGCCTGCGCTGGACATGATGAAGCCAGCGACAGCACCCAGGACAGCTGCACCGCCCAACATCAGTGCTTGCTTCCACATCATTGGTGTCCCTTCAGGAATATGTCATCCCAGGGCAGCCCTGGGTCATTCGGGTCAATCAGGCGCACATCAGCCCTGTCGTCGCGCTGCGCCATGCCTTCAGCGTCCAGCGCCCGCGCTTTCCACTGGTCGCGGTCAGCCACCAGTTCAGCCACATAGGGCCTGATGGCCATGCCCAGCGCCACCATGGTGATGACCACCACCAGGAAGCTGGTGAGTATCCACAGTGCGACTGTCATGGCCCTGTTTCCAGGTCGAACATCGCAGGCTGCAGGTCAGGGTCGATAGCAGGCGCTGCTTCCACCCAGGGCGACACTTCACGCACCATCACCCTGTAGGGCGCTTCAGGTGCGTAGAACGTCCCAGGATGCATCGCTGCATGGTGGTCACTGTCCAGGACAGCCTGCCGTGCCTTGCGTTCATCCTTGCGTTCACGCAGGTGGGCACGATGACCAGGCGCAGGCCAATGGGCGCAGGCTGTCGCCCATTCAATCGCCATGACGATTCATCCAGTCATCAGCGCGACCGGCAGCGCACAGGACTGCCATGCCGATGGCGCCCACGACGCCACCGAATGCGAAAGCCACCATGGGGATGGCCCAGTAGATAGGCATGCGTTCATTCCTTTCCACGCGTGCATTGGGCGACGATAGCACACAGCCCACCGGATTGACTCCAGGTGGGCTGTGGGCCAGCTGTTGCACGCGGTACTGGGAAGCATCGCCAGCTGAAGCTGCCACGATAACAGGCCACAAACAGAAGGACGCCAGCAGTGCTAGCGTCCTTCCGCGTGATGTCTATTTCGACTGTCCCAGCATAGTGGCCCAGGCGCACCCTGCGCACTTCTGCCAGGCAATCCCCTGGTCATCCTGTCTGCTGGCACGCGCCCGCGGTCCTCCACCGGCACCACCCAGCTGTGACTGCCCTGCTCGTTGGGTTGGGTAACACAGGTGAATGTTCCGCGATGCCTGGCACTGCGACCGTTGGCACCCTGCTGTATCGGAAACGCGCGGCATCAGTTGATGGGCACTATCTGGAAGTGGCCTGCTGTGAAGGCAGGCGCAGCTAGTCCAGGGACTGTGGGCAGGCCTGAACACATAGGGCCTGTTTGGTGACGACAGCAGCACACTGCGCGTGGGTTACAGGTGGCGCAGCACCAGCGATGCAGGACCGTGGGCCATGTCGGGACAGCATGGGTCAGATATGTCGCGCCTGGAATCAGTCAGGTGGATGGGTGCGACCCAGCAGGTAGGCAGCCCACAGGACGCCAATGGTGATGAAGCCTTCAGCCAGGTCAGCCCTGTAGACAGTCCCTGCGCCCACCATCAGGACGATGATGAATGCCAGCAGGTCCCTGTCCGTGGGATTCACCGAATGGGTCCTGTGGCGCCAGCAGGCAGGCTGTGGGTGTGTGGCTGCAGGCCGCCACCGCCACCTGCAGCCATGCTGTTCAGCTTGGCGCCATGGTCACCAGTCACTATGCCGTTCGTCACTGCGATGCCAGTGACCCTGGCCACTTCAGCGATGGTGCCTGGTCCCAGCTTGCCATCCATGTCTGCCCGGCCACCAGCATCACGCACCATGCCCTGCAGGACCTTCACATTGTCACGCCAGGCTGTGCGCCCATTCCCTGATGGGCTGCTGTAGCCATCCGTTTCGTACATCGGCCACATAGGTGTCCCTTCCGTAGTTGGTGGTGGTGCTGGTGCAGGTGGATTGTCGCCAGTGGCGAGCAGGTATACGTATTCCAGGTCAAGCACACCAGTGTCCCAATGCGTGTTGCCTGGGACCGCGCCGTGGGCTGTCAGCCCACTGAATGCTGCGTACTGGCTGGGTGTCAGCCGGTATGGGCTGCTGGTGCCGTACTTCCAGCCACCTGCAGGTTGGATGGTGACTTCCAGGCCCACCCATCCTTCAGCCACCAGCCAGGCAAACAGGGCTGCCAGGTCAGCGTAGTGCTGGCCTGTGAAGTCGCCCACCCAGGTGCCTGTCGCTGGTGCCGCATTCCGGTCGCTGTAGGCCAGCATTTCCACCTGGATGGCTTTGCAGTTCCAGTGGCCACTGCTGTGTCCCTTCATGGTGCCCACATACCTGTTGAATTCAGCCAGCTGCGTCCAGGACCTTCCGCGAGGGTCATACACCAGGTGTGGCGCTGTGTCGCCGTTGCTGAAGCCTGGCATGCCGACAGTCTCAGTGGTGTGCAGCACCAGGGCTGTGCTGCCATCGCCGTGGGTTGGCTGTGGCCCGTAGGTGGTGGCGCCACCCTTCCAGGTCGCTGCTGGGTATCGCAGGGACCGCATCAGGCACCTTCCAGTGCTGCCAGGCGCGCTTCCAGGTCCTGGACTTTGCGCACCAGGGCAGCCACCAGTGGCCTGACGCTGCCACCCTGGTCCCAGGTGGGCGATGTCATCACTGCGCCCATCTTGCCGTCCTGCATGATGGAATGCACCGTGATGTCGTCGATGATGTCGCCTGCTGTGGCTGCTGTCAGTTGCACCTGGCTGTCAGCCAGGTCTAGGTCAGGGTCATCTTCGGCCATGACGACTGGGCTGCCACGATATAGCTGATTGTCACTGGGCACTGGGCCTGATGAAGCGTCCCACACAGCGTCAAAGTCCGGTGTAAGGGTGCCACCTGAACCTGTCACATAATGGATTCTGTTGCCGGTGTTCCCTGTCAGGCGCACGATGTTCTTGGGGTTGGTGTAGGTCTGTGTCACATCCAGCTGGGAACCGAATTGACTACCGGCGAAGGCATCCACTGCGCCAATCTCCACCCTGCCAACAGGCAGGATGGTGACCCTACCGGCACCGTTCTGGCCGTTGGCGCCCAGGCCCACATAGCCACCACCTGTGCGCAGGTAGTTGCCCACCATCTCCACAGCGAATGACCCTTGGGTGCCAACGCTGCCGATGTCGCCAATCTCCAGGATGGCAGTGGACCAGGGCACAGCTACGCCAGGGCGCAGGCCACCAGTGAATGCGCCACCAGCCAGGCCCATCCGATTGTTCAGCAGTGCCAGTTCCTGGCTGGAACGTTTCAGCTGCAACACAATCAGCCCGTCGCCTGCGCCATCTTCGATATCCACCTGGTAGCCACCATCGCCCAGTATCTGGTGGGTCACCCAGCCAGCGCCTGGCCTGCGCCACTGCGCCATGCCACTGCTTGCGCGTTCCACCTGCTGGAAGGTTGACAGTGGCTGGGACTTGTCACCCAACGGCAGCCAGGCGCTGCCGTCCCACACCTTCAGGATGCCTGGGTCATCCAGCCACACCACTTCACCCAGGTCAGGGAAGGGCTGTGACGCTTCCAGGGCTGTCTGGTCCTCATAGTGCTGGATGGTCCTGCTGCTGACCAGGTTGCCCCAGGCCGATTCAACAGGTTCGCCAGCCACCACCGCGGGAATCTCAGGCATGGGTCAGTCCTTTCGTCATGGTTGCACCCATTCTGCTGTCAGCTGCCACCGTCGCATCAGGTTCGTTCCCTGCAGTTCGTTCCTGAATACGTCCAGCTGCAGCGTGTTGGCGCCACTGAATTGGTACAGCGTCGTGGTTGACAGTGCCACGCGTTGGGTGGTGCTGATGCTGCCGTAGGTGCGTCCCTGCATCTCAGTGATGGGTGTGCCGCCACCAGTGCGCGCGCGAAGTATCACTGTGATGTTCGCACTGGTGGATGATTCCATGAAGCCTGCCTGGGTGACGCGCCACAGCCCAGCCTTGGCAATCGTCAGCCGTGGTCCCAGGTTCTGGCCTGCACCGCTCAGGGTGGTGCTGTCCACAGGGTTGCCGGTCGTCACGAACAGCTTGGGCCACTGTTCGACAGTCTGGAAGCTGCCACCGGCACGCGACTGCAGTAGCACAGTGTCGCCAGCACCCACCAGGCGCCAGTCCTTGGTGTTGTCGGCAGGGTCAGGGCGCAGCCAATACCCTTGGCTGTCGCCGTACATCAGCAGCGACTGGTAATTGACCCTGGCGATGGGCAGCCATTCAGCGCCGTTCCACAGCAGCGCTTCACCGGTGTCATCCAGGTAGGCCAGTTCACCAGGTGCAGGGAAGGGCGACTGGCTCGCGAGCTCGCTGCTGTCTGCGTAGCGTTGCAGCACCCTGTCCCTGATGTCGTTGCCCCACGACGACGCCACAGGCGTCCCACTGACCACATCAGGAATTTCAGGCATGTCCGAATGTCCTTCGGTCAATGGCACCGACTGCCGTACACCAAGCAGCGCCGGCAGGGGGTTGCGCCGAATATCGTTCGCTCATAGGGGGTCCTGACTGTCAAAGCCTTCGTCAAAGCCATCAGTGAATGCGGCTGGCAGCAGTGGCACATCGAAGTCAGCTGAATCCACGCGCAGCGACACCACCCAGTCGCTGGCGTCAATGCTGTGTTCGATGGCCTGCACGAAGTAATCGCCTGTGTAGGACCACTGGCCTTCACCCTGGGTGCGTATCTGGACCCTGATTAGGTCACCCAGTTCCACGTTCAGCAGCTGGGTCACACCTTCAGGTGACAGTGGCACCAGGTCGATGGATTCCAGCCTGGACCTGTCAAAGCGATAGGCAGCCAGGAACCTGTCAGCGATGGTCTGCACCTGGGTGTCGTTCTGACACTGCAGGTCAAAGCGCGTGTACGTCCTGGGACCGTACAGGCTGATGGATTCATCACTGGTCACGCGGTATTCAGTGCCACCGACCCTGGCCATGCGCACATCGCCATAGATACGTTGGCTGGACCAGTCAGTGTCAGCTGACAGGACCTGCAGGGCTGCACCCACCTGGCCCACAGTGAACTTGGGTGGCCCAGCTAGCTTGTCCACCAGCCAGTCCCTGTTCCTGAACGTAGGCACACCGTTGGCTGCAATGAACATGGCGCCACCTTCAGCTGTCGCTGCTGCTTGCATCTCGCGCCACCTGGACTGTGCCAGGTCGCTGGAAGCCATGGTGTGTTCACCTGTTTCGATGTCGCGCCAGGTGGGTGCGTCAGGCCAGTTGCTGACATCCAGAATCTGCAGGACGCGGTCGCTCGTCAGCTGACCTGCCGGTATCGGTGTCTCCAGGGCAGGTGGGTCGTCAATCTGGAACCTGGCACCAAAGTCCAGGGACTGGAACACACTGTCAATGCCAGCTGCGCCCTTGGTGTAGATATCTTCCATGGTGTCAATCTGGCCAGTCCACAGTGGGACCCATGGGCTGTCATCGTCAGTGCGTTGCCCCAGGACGCGCAGCCACCTGCCAGGGCGCAGCGCCACAGCGCCAGGTGGCCTGCTGGCGTCCGGTGTGAATATGCCATCCTGATTGTCAAAGCGCACCCGCGAGGTTCCCACCCTGAATTCCTGTTCCCACCTGTCGCGCCCGCGCCTGGTGCCAACGTCGATGACCCTGCTGGTTACGTCCACCCAGCTGGGCACGATGCCGCCCCACACACCCTTGGTGTCCCACAGGGCTTCATTCGGGTCCGGTGCCCATATCGCTGTGGATTCCCCACCTTCAGTCAGTCCCAGCGCCACTTCCACTGCAAAGCGAACGATGCCGCCAAGCGTCTGTGGTGTGCTGAATATCTGCTGGCTCATACATCGCCCTGCGTGTTCGCTGCGTAGGGCAGTGGTCCCTGGGTGCGCTGATACACGCGCAGTAGGTCCACAATCTGTGTGGCTGTCTCGTAAGGGTTGGACAGGCCAGCGTTCACTGTGATGTTGAACACCTGGCCACCGGCACCGCCACCTGCCTGGGCGCGCTGCTGGGCAGGTGTCAGGACCTGTTCACCGCCATGGACCACTGCCAGCTGTGGCTTGCCGACAGGACCACCCACCATGCCGCCAGTGGCGAAGCCAGGCAGCCTGGACAGCAGTGACCTGCCCTTGGACACCACACCGCCAATCTTCGACAGCAGGCCACCCACAGCCCTGCTGACACCACTGATGGGTCCCAGGATGCTGTTGATGGCATCACGCATGCGCTGACCCATCCTGGCAGCGCCGTTGCCGACGCCAAACATCATGTTCACCAGGTCAGACAGGAACCTGCCGACACTGCCGATGAAGCCTGATGCGTTCTGTGCCCAGTGCTGGAACTTGGCCAGGTTCCTGCCGATGGCAGCACCCACCGATTCCAGGCCGTTGATGGTCCACAGCAGGGCACTGTTCAGGGCGCCCCTCAGCACCTGGACAGTCTGGCCAATGGCTTCCTGGCCATCCTTCATCTCAGCGTTCAGTTCATTCTGCTTGGTAGCGCCGGTCGCCATCGCTTCAGCCAGCGCACCTGTTTCGTCGCCCAGGGCTTCCTGAATCAGCGCCAGGATTGCTGCTTGCTTCTCCTGGTTGGTCAGCATCTTGGTGGATTCCTTGCCCGTCATCTCCAGGGCCTTCTGTTCAATGGCCGCAGCTGACAGCTTGATGCCGTAGGCCTCAAGTGGGTCAAATTCCCCACGAAGTGCAGCCTGGAATGCTCCCAGGACTTCAGGGCTGGAATCCAGGGCACCGTTGAATGCTGCGACATCGCCAGCCATGGTGAACAGTTCCTGGCTGAACTTGGCTGATTCTTCCTTCGACATGCCCTGCTGCTGGGCCAGCTGTCCGGTGGTCAGCAGCATCTTCTGCATCTCGTATTCAGCCAGGCCCAGGGCTTTGCGCTGGTCCTCCAGCGCCGACACCATCTGTGGGCCTGCACCCTGGAATGTCTTATCCCATGACGACCGCACCAGGTCAGCAGTGTCAGCCAGCTTTGCGCCCTCCAGCGCCCAGGCGCTGATGCCTGCCAGGGCAGCACTGCCTGCAAAGAAGGTGGCAGCCCTGCCTGCAAACTTGCCAAAGCTCTTGTCAGTCCTGGCAGCGTCGTCACCGAAGTTCCTGGTGGACTTGCTTGCCTTCTTGGTTTCAGTGACCAGCTTGCTGGCATCAGCCAGGTAGCGCACATATACCTTCGCGTCAGCCATGGGTCACAGCCCTGCCTTCCTGAAGTCAGCTTCAGCAGTCCGGTCGAACGTGATGGCCAGTTCCCTTTCCATGTTGGGCAGGTCCTGCTTGATGGTCCTGCCCACCACTTTGCCTGACAGGGTGCGCTTCACCCTGGCGCCAAACACGCGTCGCTTCATGGACTTCTGTGGGACGCGCCTGCCGAACACAGTGTGGAAGGTGGCGCCGAATTCGGCAGCGATGGCTGTGCCGCCGCGTTCGATGGACACTGCAGGGTCGCCACCGCGGTTGGCTGTCCAGTCATACGCTTCAGGTTCGCGCTTGTATCTCCCTGACGACCCTGGCCTGGTCATCACCGCACTGGCAGCCTTGGTGGAATGGCTGCGCGCTGCGTCCTCCAGGACTTCAGTGCCAGCTTCAGGTAGCTTGGTGCGCAGCCTGTTCAGGGACGCTTGCAGCTTCTGCAGGTCCCTGCTGTTCATTCCAGACTTCATCGCCATGGCGTCACCCTACCTGGTGGAAGGGCGCAGCCCTTATGCAGCTGGCGTGTAGGTTGGGTCGCCGTCGCCTTCCAGGGTGCAGGACCAGCTCCAGTTCCCCTCAGCATCCGCGTCCATGGTGAGGTTCGTCACCACAGCGTCACCGCTCAGGATGCCACCGTCAGTGGCTTCACCCTGGGTGCCAATCTGGATGGACCAGGCCACCGGCACTGTCTGTGCCTTGATAGCCCACAGGTCGCCAGCTGATTCAGCTGCCAGGTGGCCACTTACGTCGATGCTGTAAAGCGACTGGCCTGCGATGGTGCGCCGGTACCTGGTGCCAAAGGTGGGCTTGGGCACCGCAGTCTGGTCGTCGCTGTAGCTCGTCACCTGGCCAATCAGGGTGACATCAGTGCCGTTCAGGGATATTTCGGTCATGTAGCCTGGGATGAATGTCTGTGACATCAGCTTTGCCTTTCAGTGAGTAGGTGAAGGTCCATCACAGCCATCAGCTGCATGCTGCCTGCTATTTCAGTGGTGTCTGGCTTGCCCAGGGCTGACCACTGGCCACCCAGCTGGCCAATGCCCGATTCCACCAGGGTGCGGACAGATTCCATGAATTCAATGGATGACTCAACAGGTGCGCGATGGGCGACAATGGCCAGCTGGAAGTTCCACTGCACCACACCTGCCCTGCTTCCACCCATGGTGGCAGGTTCACACCATGGGTCATCAGGGACCAGGACCAGGGCAGGGACCTGGGTGATGTCCTCAGGGTGCCCGTACACCTGGACGCCAGGCCACACCGGTGTCACTGCGTCAGCGATGACTGTGGCGATGTCGTCACGCACACCCATCAGGCGATTCCCCAGGTGACCTTGTAGCCCAGCGCCAGTGGATGCCTGCGCAGCACCCTTTCAGTGATGTTGGCGATGTCCAGGCTGCCCAGCCAGGCGTCGCTTCCACCCTGGCCAAAGGGCGCGTCAGCTGCCTTCCAGATAGCGATGGATGCGTCCAGCGCCCATTCCTGGATGGCGACAGGGATGCCTGCAATCTCAGGGTTGGCGCCAGTGTCAGGGAAGCTGCGACCGTTTACCTGGTCGATGGCTGTTTCAGCTGCCACTATCGCAGTGGTCAGGGCAGCGTCGCTTTCAGTGTTGGTGATTCCCAGCCTGGCTTTCACAGCGTCCAGGGTGGTGTACCTGGGCGTCGTCGCCAGTGGGTCCACAGGGCCATAGGTGTATTCAGTGGTCATGCCGGTGGCGCTCCTGTTGTGCGCATGGACACCAGCTGCAGTGGCAGGTCGTCATCGTTGGTCAGGTTGCGCACAGACATGCTGACAGGTGGCGCCACTGATACGTCGATGGGGTCACCTGAAACGATGGACACAGACAGGGCATCAGTGGTGCTTGCTGAATCCACCACATAGGTGGGCAGCTGGATGACGCCAGCGATGGTGAAGGCGAATTCCCAGGTGACGTTCCCAGGGTCAATGGTGACGACACCAAGCAGTCGCACTGTCCTGGTATAGCCAGCAGGGACCACCGTGGTTGGCCAATCAGCCAGGTAGTCATACTTCAGGTGCCCGTTTCCGTCCTGGCGCCAGAACAGGTTGCCACCAGGCACCATCGCAGCTGCACCGCCAATGGCGATGGGAATATCCACCCAGGTGTCCTGGGCAGGAATCGGCACCACCCAGGGCGCCTGGGCAGGGTCGCCATAGTTGGCGCCGTAGTCCTGCAACAGTGACAGGTGGGCACCGCGGACATCGGCAGGGTCAATCAGCCTGGTGTTGTTGTCAGGCAGGCCGTTCATCGCCTCAGTGAATGTCAGCAGTGTGTCAGCCACAGGTCAGTCCTTGGGCTTGGCTTTGCGCTTGGGCTTGGGCTTGGGTGCATCGTCAGCTGGCGCAGCAGCAGGACCCTTGCCCTGCTGCTGCGTCCAGTTGAACACCTTGCGTTCAGCCATGTCAGGCAGTGATGCCCGACAGGACAGCGAAGGCTTCCGGTCGCCTGATTGCCAGGGCGTTGAATCCGTACACCGTCACATCAGTGACCAGGGTGGATGGGAAGCTCAGGGCAATCTGCGCAGGATTCTGCTGGTCGCTGAACAGGTAGGCGTCGCGGAAGCTGCCGATGATGATGTTGCCAGCAGGCACGTTGCTGTCCACCACCACAGGGATGCCGCGCAGGGTGCCATTGACACTGGCAGCGTCGCCAAAGCCAGCAGGATTCATGGGCGCTTCATTGGTGATGATGGGCCTGCCATCAGCATCCACCTGGTTCAGCCCATTGCCCCAGTCAGCTTCATTCATGATGGCTGCGATGGGTGCCCGTCGCGACCCTGAATAGACAGCAGCCCAGGCCGTTCCCACCAGGGCCACAGCTGCCAGCATGTCGCCACCCACCGGCACATCAGTGGCGCCTGCGTTCAGGATGCCAGTGAAGCCGGTGCCCGACACTGGTGTGTCCACCGCAGGGTCACCCACGATGGTGTACCTGTCGAGCGTTTCGGTGTAGTCCGCAATCAGGTCGCGCACCACCATGTCAGCGTAGGAAGGGTTGCCCCAGGCGATGGCCTGCAGCGTCATGCCCTGCCCACCAGCCAGTGTGGACTTCTTCCAGTCAGCCAGGACTGCTTCCACCACCTGGTTGCTGACATCGCTGCCTTCACCGTCCTGGTAGTCAACAGTGCTGCCCTGCGACACCTTCGGTGTCTGGATGGTGTTGCCTTCCTGTGGCAGTCCCAGCTGGGTGAACAGGTCAGCAGTGGGCCTGCCCTCGCGCAGCAGTTCCAGCAGTTCAGGCAGGTAGTAGTTGTTGGGTACACCAGCGCCGATGCTGTTGCCGACACCTGCAGGGTTGGGGAATGCGTCGCGGGTCACCAGGTCCAGGCTGGACCCATCGGCAGCGACCTGCCTGGTGTCAATCAGCTGGGTCAGGCGCTCGCTGGCGTCAGGCGACTTGCCGCGGGCATGCAGGTTCATGTCCACGACCACTTCACCGACACTGCGATATTCATGGCCGCGATGGGTCGCCTGCAGCGCAGGCACCTGGGTCGCTTCCACTGTGGCCTGGCGCATGCCGTCCACAGCCCTGGTCACTGCGTCCTGCACGATGGCGTCGATGTCGGGCGCTGCGTCATGGTCAGCCACAGCTGCTGTGTCCTCAGTTGTCATGTTGGTTCCTTCCTGCGCGTTGCTGCGCACTGCCATCACTGTGGCTGTCTGGTAGGCCGGTGTTCCTGTGAGTGTTACTTCACGCAGGTCCACCTGCCTTAGTTCCATCACACCATTGTCAGGTGCGACATCGTTGATGATGAAGCCTGCACTGGCGCCCAGGGCGCCATCGGCCGCGAGGGTCAGGGCATCGTTCCCTGCCTGGGTGTCAGACACCCTGAAGGTGGCGAACAGGCCACCTTCGCGGTCATCAAAGCTGATGGCCCTGCCCACCACAGGCCCTGCATGGTTGGCGCCAGTTTCCAGCTTCAGTGGGATGCCTTCAGGCTGCAGCTGTCCGAATGCGCCGCGCTTGATGCGTTCAATGACGCCACCACCCAGGTGCGCTTCCACACCGTAGGGTGCCACCATCAGTTCGATGGTGCGTTCAGTGACTGCGCCCAGCTGGGCGCTGCGATATTCCATGGTCATGCGTTCACCTGGTCCTGTTGGGCTGGTGTGGGCTGTGGTTCATCTTGGGCTGGTTCCTGGGTGGCGTTGGTGGGTGTGAATTCGTCACCACCTGCGACAGCTGGCAGTCCTTCCAGTTCCCTGGCTTCATTCCTGGTCATCAGGCCAGCGTTCAGCGCCCGTTCATAGACACTGAACCTGGTATTGATGTCGGCACGCAGCAGGCTGCCGAATTGGAACAGCACTTCTTGGGTGGATGGCACCAGGGCGCTGAAGTGGGCTTCCAGCATGTCAGTGACAGGCTGCACAGCGAATTGGGCAAACTGGGCTTTGATGTCCGCGAGGTTCGCGTACGTCAGGCTGGAACCTTCACCCATCGGCAGGCCAAGCAGTGGCGCAGGGATGCCGAATGCGCGCGCAATCTCAGTTGCGTAGTAGGTGCGCCCTTCCAGCAGCTGGGCGTCGCTGTTGGACATCATCACAGGCTTGTAGGTGATGCCACCTTCCAGGACCGCGGTGCCGCGCTTGCCCGCGTGGGCTGTGTCCCACTGGTCACGCAGGCGCTGCGCTTCAGGTGCTGTCAGCTTATTGGGTGCTTCCAGGACGCCATCCACCCATGCGCCCTCAGTGAATTGGCTGGCAGTGAGCCTGTCAGCGTTCAGGTATCCAGCGATGCTGCCAGCGATGGCCTGGACAGGCCCGACACCGTGCAGGTATCCAGGGCCAAGGTCCTGGTACTTCAGGTGCATCAGGTCCACACCCAGCGTCATGGACATGCCGCGCCAGGTGTAGGTGGGCCTGGTTTCGTCGCGGTTCCAGGACACCATCACTTCATCGTTGGGCACAGGGATGGCGACCGTGGGCCTGCCTGACCTGTCCGGTGCTGTCAGCCAGGCGAAGGCTTCACCGCGCAGCAGCATCGCCCAGGCCAGCTGGTTCAGGGTCACTTCGCGTGGGTTGAATGGGTCAGGTTGGCGAAGGATGGCAGGCTGGTTGGCGATGACGACCCTGGTGCGCCGGTCCTTGGCCAGCCAGGGCATGGATGACACTGATGCTGCCACCATCCTGGCTGATGCCCACACAGTGGGTGCTGCCAGCGCCAGTTCAGGCTGGGACCGCACTGCAGCGCCGTAGGTGGCTGGAATGGGTGAAGTCAGTGTGGATGGGAAGGTGGTTGCCCATGACCAGGACCTGGCTGACAGTTCAGCGTCGTCAGCCAGGTCAGGTGTGGTGCTTTCGGTGCCCAGTAGCCTGCCAAGTATTCCCATTCACCTGGAAGGTTACACCAGTGTGATTCAGTTGGGAAGCAGCGCCAGGTACCACAGTTCAGGGTCAGGGTGGGCGCCCAGCGCCCAGGCCACTTCAGGTGACAGGTCGATGCTGTCCAGGTAGTCAATCTGCCTGTCAGTGTCAGGGTCGAACAGGGACGCCAGGGTGGTGTGGTGTTCAGCGCGGTAGGCCATCGCGTGGACGCACCTGATGGGCTGGCCTGGGAGAATCAGCCAGGTCCACAGGATGCCCAATTCAGGTTCGTCCGGTGTGGCTTCCTTGGCAATCATCCAGGTGTGCCACTGAATGACCCTGCCGTAACTTGGCCAGTGGTCCTTGGTGTGGTGGTGGCCCACCCACCTTCCGTTGGCTTGGCCCATCAGTTCCACTGCCCTGGCAGCTGGTGGCGTCAGGTTCATCGCGTGACCTGTTCCTGCAGCCATGCGATGCCGTGCCAGTGGTCACGCTTCCTGGTGTTGCAGGCTGTGCATATCGGGCGCAGGTTCGCTGGAACGTCCAGGCCACCCTTGGCCCTGGGTATCACATGGTCGCTGGCTTCAGCAGGTCCACCACACAGGTAGCAGCTGTTGCGCCACATCGCCCAGCGTTGCTTGCGTACCTTCATGGGCACCCTGCTGCGCCGGTCACCGTACAGGTGCTTCAGGTGCGTCTTGCAGTGTTCACGCGCCACAGCTTTCCTGCCACACACCACACAGGTGCCAGGGTCGTTGGCTCGCATCCTGTCGCCTGCCGTTGGGTCGCCATGGCGTCGCCAGCGAATGTAGTGGGCGTTGCACCAGGTGCGCTTGGCCACAGGCTGCTGGCAGTCAGTCACTGTGCAGGTGTCGGGTCTGTCATGGTTCCTGCCGACACCACCAGCCAATGGGTCACCATGGCGATGATTGCGCAGCCTGTGGCCCTTGCACCAGCCACTGGCATCGTAGGGCCTGTCGCAGCCGTCAATGGTGCAGGTGGGTGGTGGGTTGCTGTTCCTGGTCCTGGTCACGGCAGGCTGGCCAGGCTGTAGTGGGCGACTTCCATGCCGTGGTTGCAGCTGGTGGTGGCGATGTCCCAGCCCTGCTTGCGCAGGGTGTGGATGACTGCTGCGTACCTTGGCATGCGCGATGCGAGCAGGTCAGCGCCACAGACATCGTTGCCAGAATCGAACAGCGCCACCAGGATGCGCGCTTCCTGTGATGGTCGCGGTCCTTGGTGGCGCTTCCAGGCCCACACAGCCTGCTGGTGCTTCACCAGCTGGGCGCGCAGGGCGTCACTGTGGGCGAACAGGTCAGGCTGGTCAGTCATCCTGTTCATCCAGTGCCCAGGCCACCAGTTCAGCGACCGTGATGCCCTGCTGGGCTGCGATGGCTTCCAGGGCTGCTTGCATTCTGGCTTTGGTCATCGCTGCACCAGCTTCTGACCTTGGCCCAGGCCCAGGGCGCAGCCTTCGTACACGAAGTGAATATCACACACATATGCCCAGGACCCTTCCTTGGGCAGCCTGGCGTCAGCGACTGCTGGCCAGGTGTAGCCCTCCTGCAACCTGCATAGGTCACAGTCAGGGATGGTGTCCACCAGGACTTCAGTGTGTGGTGCAGCTTTGGTGCTGTCAGTCATGTTGCTTCCTTATCGTCGCGTGCAATGACCAGGATACGACGCTGGTGCGACAGTTTCAGGTTCCCAGCTACAGCAC